GGGGGGGGGAGCCCCATAGGGGGCCCCTAGGGGTACCCATGGGGGCCCATGGGGGCGATCTATATCCCCTCCCGGGGCCTCCCGTATCCCCTCCCGGAGCCCCATAGGAGCCCAGTACCGGGCCATCTAGGGGTACCCTAGGGGAGACCATAGGGATACCCATAGGTAGATATCTCGGAGATATATCCTAGGAGTAACCCTATATATCCTGGTCCCTATATTAGCGTAGGGGGAACCCCTAGGGAGCCCCTAGGAGGCCCATAGGGGGAACCCTAGAGAGCCCCTAGGGTATATCTCCTAGGGGAGATATCTCGGATATATCTCCTAGGGGAGATATCATAGAAGATAACCCTTATCTATCCTGATCCTATAGAGAACAGGGAGCCCCTAGGGGTACCAAGAGGAGCCCCTAGGGTTTCCCCTATTGTATCCTCCGGAGAATCATGAGACATTCAAGGCCTCGGCTGATTCAAGCCTGAGGGATTAGGTCTAAGGGTAAACCCTATTGACCTGTCTTAAAAGGCATGGGATAGTTGGGACAAGCTAGAAGCCACTAGGAAGCCACTAGGGGCCCTCATTAGGGGGTTGACAAGGGGGCTGAATTGTGGTAGTATGACCCACAAGCTGGATAGAGCCTTTCGGCAATGTCCGGTGAGAAATGGGGGGTTGACAAAGCCCCCGGATTGTGATAAGATAGTCGCTACGCTGGACAGAGAGTCTGCCCGGTGCCGATGATATCCGACCCTAGGGGCCGATGGTATCCGACACCACTATGGCAACAAGACCACGGCCGATAAGCGTGAACGGGACGCAGCCCGTAAACTGCCGTGAGACTAAGTACCCATCACGTTAAGCCGGGGCAACCATGACGACCGTGGAATAGTGGAGTGCTATAGTGGCACCGAGCGAAAAGGCGGAAGGGTCATGGCTAGGGTATCGGTTGCAAGAGTGCCGATGCTGATGCCCTAGTGAATAATCGGTGCCTCACCTAGAGTGACAGTCTAGGGTCTAGGGTATAATGTACCTTAGACCCTGCATTGTTGCAGGTTTTGGAGATATACATGAATCAGTCCAATTCGCTGACCGTCAGCCTGAAGAACGAATACGCCATCAAGGTTGGCACCAAGGAGCGGCTGGTCACGGCCGAGACTGTGATGGTTAAGGGTGGCAAGATGGCCGCAGGTCTCTTGGCGGAAGTGGGCTTCGCTTCCGCCTACACCAAGGCACAGCACGGGAACTTCCGCGCTGCCGTGGAGATCATGAGCTTCGGCGCGACCCCCTCGCAAGTAAAGGGGCTTGCACCGCAGCCGAACGCGGCAGGGCAGATCGTCTGGACCAGGGCCCGTGTGGCGATGCTGGCGGAACTGGTGTTGGACCGCAAGCCCGCGGATGGCAAGTCCTGGTCCAAGCAGGCCCTCAAGGGTCGCACCATGGCAACCCTCGTCAAGGGCCTGTTCGAGAAGCCCCCGGTCGTCCATAGCACTCCGGCCGACGACGCCACGGATGCCACCATCCGCCAGCCGGACGCCCTGGCTGGCCTTGAGCCCGCCCTGATGTAACCCGCAAGGGGCAGCCCATAGGGCCCTTAGGGGCCCCTTGGAGTGCGTCTTGCACTGCTCTATGGAGATCAAGCATGATCGCCTGGTTTGTTGCGCTGTACTTGGCTGTCGGGGCGTACTATGCCCTGGATATGCTGAAGCACGTCCCCAAAGATGAGTGCCCAATGGATTTCATCACGTCCATCTTCTTCGCTGGTGGGGTGATGCTGCTGTGGCCTCTCGTGCCCCTCGGTCGCGTCGCTGTTGCCATCGGCGAGCGGATCATCCGGTGAGTTGGGCCGAGTACCTCGTCGTGCTCACCTATCTCGTTGCCGGCTACGTCGCGTTGTGGCGTACCCATCGAGTGGGTGGACTGTGGTTCTTCCGCTTGGGGCGTTTTGGCGGTAGCTTTTACTGGACCAAGCAGTGAAAGAAGAGGTCTTCACTGTCGGCCAGCGTGTAGTTGCCATAAGCAGCTTTGAGTGGTACCTCACAGAGGGCCGAGAATACCGGGTTGTTGAATACATCCCGCGCCTGCCCCTCGAGAGATTCACTTTCCCTGCTTACGTTACTGTCGTGGGCGACCATGGCAAGAACATAACTGTGCACGCCTGGAGATTCAGGGTCATCTAGCATGCGACATAGAACGGGCTTGTAGTGCACCCATGTGCCCGCACCAAGGGTTGGCCCTCCGCCGGTAGGTTAAGCCGGTAAGGTAATCGCGCAAGACTGGCTGCGCTTCGGCGCGTAAGCCAGCGGCTTCGTGACTACAGGGCTGCCCGCCCTGTGAGTGTGCAAATGCTATCGTCAATGCGACGCTCTAGCGGACGCCACAATCCCGGAAGGGCCTCGCACTGGATCGTGCCTGTACTGCGCAGTATCGCAGAGCCACCCCCCGCCGGCTGATAAACGCGGGGGCCGTCCAGGGCTGCAGACCTGGGCACACGGCAGAGTGGGTATCCGCCTCTTCTGCCGTGTGCAACGACGGAGCTACACATGCTCACACAGAAGGAACTGGCCTCCAGGATGATGCGTCTGCGTGCCGCCCTGGACCGCAACATCGAGAACCTCAACTACGGGGGCTGCGGAGTATTCGCAGTCTCACTCGCCAAGGCCCTGCGCAAGATTGGCATTACCGAGGTCGAGATCATCCTGCCTGACCAGTGGGAAAATGGCATCGCCCCCGCGAGGTCTACGAGAACGGCGTGAAACCCTCCAACATGGATCGCGCACACGTTGGCGTGCGCTACCGGCTGCGTGGTAAGGTATACACGGCCGACAGCACCCGTGTCGGCCTCGACAAGGGCTCTTTCGGGCGCAGCCGCTGGGGAAGCGGCCCCAAGACGCAGGCGCGGCTTGGCCGCAACGGCGCCTACGAGGTCAAGTTCAGCTACCCGTTCGGTGGGGGCCTGACTGTCGAGCAGTTCGCACCCTGCACCAGGGTACAGCGGCACTGGAACCGGCAGTTCGACCGCCGGCAAATCCCAACGCTACAGGCGCTGATGGACGCATACTTGGTGGCCGGCGTCAAGTAATCAACTATGCACCCTACGGGGTGCAGTCCAAAGCGCGCATCTGTGCGTTTTGGCCTGCAACAACATGGAGGTATCCATGCATATCCAAGCCCTTTCAGGGCGACCCCGGTCAGCCCTGCTGACGCGCGCATTCACTGCCGTGGCTCAGGCTAGGCTGGACCTCGAGGCCCTGGAGAACTCCGGGGCACCCCACGCAGTCATCGACGCAGCCCGCATGGCGGTGCGCTGTGTCGAACAGGGCGTGAGCCCTCCGGCGCATCTGCACCGGGCCCTTATGGAATACTGCCGCAAGCATCGCCAGGAGCAGAACCGATGGGGTCAGTGATCCTCAACATTGGGCTCAACATCGAGCCCGACCGCTACGTCCCAGGACTATCTAGGACATGGGCCCAAAACCTGAGCACCGCTGCGGGGCTGCTCCTGCTGGCGTCTCCGCGCGTTCCTGTGGGCATGTTCCTGGAGCCCATGGCGTGGCAGACGGCGCCGTTCCAGCCCGCCGAGCCCACCCTGGTAGCTCGCCTGGAAATCACGGACCCTCGCAAGATAGCGGATTTGTGTTGGGCCATCTGCAAGGACACCTCACAGGACTGCATTGCAGCAAAGTGGGAAGACACGCCCTACGGCGTGGGTACCCTGTTTGGGCCGCGGCCCGACAGGTGGTTGCCCTTCAACGAGGATTACTTCATCCCCTGGAGATCATGATGGGACTTCGACCTGAATCTGTGGGCGGGGATTACCCGCTGACTCCCATGCTGGTTGGAGACAAGTGGTACGTCTTCGACTGCCACAGTGGGCTTGTGGCTGGCAGCCCCCTAAACGGCCCCCGTACATGGGCCTATGCGGAGGGGCCCATATCCTTCATCGACTTATACAAGAAAGGGCGGATAAACGCGAATTTCCTGGTCTGGGCTCCCCTGAAGGAAGAACCCAAGCCCCGTCCAGTGCTGGATGACCTCTTCAAAGAGAAGTTCAGGTACGTCAAGGAACTGGATGCGCTTCGTAGTGCCGCTGCCTTCACCGCTGACAGCTTGTGGAGCGAGGGCAGGGAGGAAGAATCTTTGAAGTTCCTCCGGAATGCTACCGAAGAACTTAAAGCGATTACCCTGAAGCTGCGCCGGGACTACGACCTCTGATGCCAGCCGCTTGGGCCCATTGGGGCCCTTGCGGGTGTCTTCGACACCCCGAGGAAGCGCCCTCGGCCCATCAACTTTCTGGAGAGTACATGAGCATTTCCAAGCAGATCGAGGCCATCGACACCAAGATCGCCGCCCTCACCACCAAGCGTGCCGAACTCGTCGCCAAGCAGGGCCTCGAAGTGGATGTGGAAACCCTCGTGCCCGGTGTGACGCAAATCACCTTCGTCACCGGCAAGGCGGACGCCAAGCGCGCCTTGACGGGCATCTTCCTGGGCTCCAAGCGTGCCGAGAAGGGTGGCACCGTGGTCAAGGCCCAGGTGGGCACTGGCATCGACACCGAGATCATCGGCCTGTTCCCGAGCCAGATCGTCAGCGTGGCCTAATGGCTGCGAGCTACGCTCGAGTGTAGCCAGTCGGGCCCCTAGGGGCCCCTCTGAGTGCACTTTCGCACTGCCATTGGATCACACCATGATCGCAAGCATCAAGTCCAAGTGCAGCCGCTTCGAGCTGCGTTTCCGCAACGGGCAGTGGGTGGCGTTCTCTTACCACACGTTCAAGCACGAAGACAAGTTCCGCACCCTCAAGGATGGGGTCGAGAAGTTCAAGTCCTTCGGCTACCTGTGAGGATCAAGACAAGTGAGCTGAGCGGCGCCGCCCTCGACTGGGCGGTGGCGAAGGCTCTTGGTCTGAACCCCAACACGAATCCTGAAGTTCGCCGACAGTACGTGGGCTACCCCGGCTTTGCAGAAGCCAATGGGTTTGGCTACCCGATCAAGAACTATGGCTCGGACTGGTCCCAAGGCGGCCCAATCATCGAGGAGAAAGAAATCTATGTGGTGCCGAGCGGCGGGGGTTCCACAAAGTGGAAGGCTTGGTTTTGGGTCTCTGAGACCCAGAACTTCACGCCGGACCAGTACGGCCCCACACCACTCATCGCAGCCACGCGCTGCTACGTCGCCAGCGAACTCGGTGATAAAGTGGAAGTCCCCGATGAACTCCTAAGGAACTGACATGACCCTCAAGCGAATGAGTTACCCATGAGCACACAGATCACCAACCAGCAGGCGTTCGACGCTGCACTCTTCGGCATCCGCGCGCAGAACTACGAGCGCTCGGGCTGGATGGACGAGGGCGACTTCCACTGCATGTACCGCGACAGCGCCGGGCGCAAGTGCGCCGTGGGGCACATCCTCCCCGACGCCATCTACACCCCCGACATCGAGAACACGGGGGTCCAGTGCCTCTGCAGGGGCATGCGGACCGATGCCAACCTCAGCGAAGACGACAACCGCAACAACCCCGCCAGCCAGCGCCTGCAGCGAGCACAGCACGTCTTCGATCTCCTGGAAGCGCTCAACCCGGGGCTCCTCTTTGCGCTGCAAAGCGCGCACGACGACGACTTGGACCCCACCGGCTTCCACTGCGGCAACCCCGGGCGCTTCGAGGGCCGTATGCGCGACATCGCCGCTACCTACGGACTGACCTACACCCCCACAACCTGAAGGAGTGAGCATGAAGCTGCACCCGTTGCAAGATCGTGTAGTCGTGAGGCGCCTGGAAAACGAAACCAAGACCGCCTCAGGTATCGTGATTCCCGACAACGCCGCCGAGAAGCCCGACCAGGGCGAGGTCCTGGCCGTGGGCCCCGGCAAGCGCGACGACAAGGGTAACGTGGTGCCCCTTGATATCTATGTAGGGGACCGCGTTCTGTTCGGCAAGTACAGCGGACAGACCATCACGGTGGAGGGACAGGACCTCTTGGTGCTGCGTGAAGCGGACATCTTTGCGGTAGGTACAGCCAGCGGCAATGAATCTTAACCCGTTCAACTGCCGGCCGTACTACCACCATTACCCGGAGGCTGACCGCATTGCTGCGGAATTCCGGGTATTCTACGCGAAGCGTAAGGAGAAGCATGAAGAACAAGCAAAAGGCATGGCGCCTGGGCGCCGCCGTGATGGCCCGCCGGGCAAGGGCGAACAAGGAGACAGCGACCGTCTTCGGGAGCATCTTCCGGGAGTTTCCTCAACGCCTGCCGGCGGTGCACCGCAAGCGTGAAGCCCTGAAGGGCAAGAACGAGGGGCGCCAGTTCTGCCGCCACACGGGCGCCCTGCTGGCACCTTGGACGGGGTACACGGCGCAGCAGGCCGGCGACTGCTTCGGCGATGGCTACGTGCTCACCCCTCAGGCCCACCGTGGTCGTAGCGAGGCGTGGACTGCATTGTCCCGCATTTGGGAGATCATATGAGAACCGTCTTTCGTGCTCGGGTCAAGCCGGATGGGCCCCGTAGGTCCCCTTGGACAGACTTCCTTGGTCACATGGAGAGAGAACTTGTAGGCAAAGACCTACACGTCACCGCCATGAGGCCCATGCCATACCAGGACTTGTTCATCGTTGTGGGCCCCGCCGGTGTAGACCAGTGGTTCATCCACAAGGATGACCTGGACCTCTTCGAGTCCTGGGTGGAGTGGCCCAAGGGTGCCGAACTCATCGCCTCAACCTACACCGCCGAGCGGTTGCTTCCGGAGATCACCTGATGTTCTCAGCATTCATGCGGTGGGCGGAGCGCACGAGGCCCGACATCCATCAGCGCCACTGGAAACGCCAAGCTGCCATCGACGCTCGCCGCGACGACTTGCACCTGGACGGCATGGCCCGGGGTCTCACCTGGGCCGAGTCCTACAAGGCCGCCTGTGATGCCGTGCGTGACGCGGAGCGCGAGGAGGCCATTCGCTACTACAGCGAGCGGTTCAAGGTCAGCCTGAGTGAGGCCCGCAAGGCGTTCCCGTGAGACTCAGCCGGGGGCGAAGGAGAATTGACATGACCGAAGAACCGCAGGGCAACGCTGCCGTAGCGGGTCAGCTTGAGCGAGGGGTTAGGCCTGCCGTGCCGAAGCGCGGACTGGTGGCGCGCCTGCGGGATGACGCGCAAGGCGAAGACCTGGGCGCGGATGGTATGGGCTGGAGCCCAGACCCAGCGCTGAAACGCGAGGCCGCCGACGAGATTGAGCGGCTGCGCACCGCGTTGAGTGGGGAGCTGGGGCCTCTGCCACCAACACGAGTGTTGGACAGGCACCTACCTACCAGCATTGCGCTGCACGGGTATAACGCGGAAGACATGCGTGCATACGCCCTACAAGAGCGGGCCGCTGAGCGCGCCCGCTTGCGCGGCTATTTCCGCGATGCGCTTGCCGACACCACCATTACGTGGCCCGAAGAGGTAGCCATTCTGTACGACAAGTGCTTTGGGCTACCCTCTGAGCCAGGAGATGCGCGCCACTGGGCCTGCAAGGCTGCCTCGTGAGACTCAGCCGGGAGTCCTGGGTACACCATACCGAGGGTCTCCCGGACGGGCACTCAGTCCGCGTCGAGCATGACTGCGGGCCTGGACGGGTCCTCAAGGTATCCCGCGAGGGAGCCCGCTTCAGGGCCTTCTGCTTCCGCTGCGATTTGTCCGATGGCCTCGAGATCCAGCTGTCCGCCCGGCAGCGGATCGCTCAGCTTACCCAGCTTGCCGCTGCGGATGCCTCAGCAAGGGCCCTAGAAGCCCCGCCAAGCGGCGTTCTGGACCCGGGAGCATGGCCCCTAGCTTGCGCCGCTTGGGTCTTCCGTGCGGGCCTTTCGCGGGCGGACATCGGGCGCGTGGGGATGCGGTACAATGAGGCCCTGGATAGGGTCGTCATACCCACCCCCTGTGGGCGCTTCTGGCAGGCCAGAGCAGTGCAGCCAGGGCGGCAGCCCAAGTACCTGTCCCCGGGGTACAAGCCGGCTAATATGTTGGCCTCTTGGGGCTCTGCTCCTGTGCCGACCCTAGTGGAAGACATGCTTAGTGCCATAAAGATTGGCAAGGTAGCCGAGGGATGGGCTATCCTAGGCACACACATTAGCCCCCACATGATCGCTACGATCCTGGCACGGGGGCGGAAGTGTAACCTATGGATGGACCCCGACCATGGCGGCGAAGCCGCGGTGGCCCGGTACATCCGCCCGTTGCGTGCGCGTGGGGTAGACGTGCGGATCATCCGTAGCGAGAGGGACCCCAAGCTGCACAATCTGGACTACATCAAGGAAGTACATGGACAAGATTGAAATTTCCATCGTAGGCGGCGTGGCCTGCGGAATCGTGCTTATTGTCTGGCTCATCGTATGGAGTGCTAACGTCCGGTCCACGGGGTACGCCGCAGCATGCGAGGCGAGCGGGGGCAAGGCTGTGTCGAACGGGCGCTTTGATGAGTGCCTCTACCCGCGATGAGCCTGGACATCACCACCCTGCGCATCCTCAAGCACAGGGACAAGTACGAGAAGCTGATCCGCGGGGTACCTGAGAAGGCCCTCGACCAGCACACCCGTTCCCTGCTCCGGTACTTCGGCCGGTACTTCAAGGAAATGGGGACCGTCCCGAAGATCGAGCATGAGCCCTTCATGCTGTGGTTCCGCATGGTCAACCCCAAGATGACTGCCGAAGGGTATAGCATCATCGCGGACGTCATGACCCAGGCGCAGACCGAGGAGGACCCCGGCGTCGAAGCGGGCCTCATGGAGCGCCTGATTGCGGCTGAGGTAGCAGCAGAGACTGCCGAGATTCTCCAGCAGTGGAACGAGGGTGCGGAGATCGACCTGTACCTGCGCTTCCGGGGCATGATGGAGGGCTACGAGAAGCGCCTGGACCGCAAGGTCAAGAACCCCCAGGTGCTGGACCCAATCGAGGACCTTCTCAAGGCTGAGGAGGATGACACCGGCCTGCACTGGCGCCTGGACTGCCTGAACCAGCACATCAAGCCCCTGCGCCCGGGGGACTTCGTTGTGGTGGCCGCCCGCCCGGACAAGGGAAAGACTACGTTCGTGGCTGACCAGCTTACCCACATGGCGGCCCAGGTTGATGGCCTGTACCCCGGGCAGAACAGGAGCATCCTATGGTTCAACAACGAGGGGCCCGGTAACCGCATCGTCCTACGGAACTTCCAGGCTGCTCTCAATGCCACGGTCGAAGACCTCGTGGCTCTGAGTAACACCCCGTCGGACCTGGACTTCGCGCACTACAAGACCATGGTACGGCAGAAGTATGCGGCCGTACTGGGTGGGCGGCCGGGGGTGCTCAGGGTCATGGACATCCACGGCTTTTGGAACCATGAGGTCGAGGACTTGATCGCCACCCACAGGCCGGCTGCTGTTGTGTTCGACATGATCGACAACATCAAGTTCGGCGGGGGTACTACCAACGGGGGCGAGCGCACCGACCAGCTACTGGAGGCCATGTACCAGTGGGCCCGCCTGATGGGCGTCAAGTACGATACCGCTGTGCTCGCTACCTCGCAGATCAGTGCGGATGGTGACGGTCTGCAGTACCCAACGCTGCCCATGCTGAAGGACTCCAAGACCGGCAAGCAGGGCGCGGCCGATGTCATCATCACCATCGGTGCGGTCAACGACCCGGCCCTGGCCCGAAGCCGGTACATCGGTGTCACCAAGAACAAGAAGGTCCGCACGGGTAAGGCCATGTCTCCGATGAAGGAAGTCATCCTGGATGGGGACCGCGGACGTTACGTGGAGGTATCCTATGGACAATGAGACTGAACCCGGGTGGTCTTTCTGGTTGGGCTTCCTGGTTGGCGTCCTCTTCTCGTTGCTGTTTGTGGTGACGACATGAGCGTGCCTGGATTCTTTCGAGACCCACGTATTCAGGTATACATCAACGGTGTACCATACCAAGGTAGGGTGACAATCAACGAAGACCATATCCGACTGAAGACTGAGGTGGGAATCTACCTGCCAAAGGAGCTACCCGAAGGGCTGGTCCTGCATAGCCTTGACGAAGTCATCCGCCTGTGGGCGAAGGAGAGCAAGTGAGCATCAACAAGGTCTACGTCATCGGTTCCCTGCGGAACCCCAATGTAGCCACCGTGGCAGGTACCCTGCGGCAGCGCCTGGGTGTCGAGGTCTTCGATGACTGGCTCGCCGCCGGCCCCGAGGCGGACGACAAGTGGAAGGCATACGAAGAGGCCCGCGGACGCACCTACGAGGAAGCCCTCAAGGGGTACGCTGCTGAGCATGTCTTCCGTTTCGACAAGCTCCACCTGGACACCGCCGATGCGGCCGTCCTGGTCCTGCCTGCGGGGCGCTCGGCGCACCTGGAAGCGGGCTACATGGTGGGTCAGGGCAAGCCTGTGTACATCCTGCTGGATGAAGTCTCTGGCAGCGCCCGCTGGGACGTGATGTACAAGTTCGTCACCGGGGTGTACCGTAACCTGGAGGACATCATCACGGCAATCAGCGTGCAGCCCAGAAGCGGCCTCATCCATTACCCGAGCTTCGCCACTGGGGGCCCCTCGTTGGGTTCGGCTGGCAACTGGCGGGACATCGCCGCTCTGGAGATCGAATGACCGTCATCAAGACCGTGCTCGGGCGGTACTTCGATCTCGCCAAGCCGCGAGAGCAGGAGTATCCCATCGAGGAGATCGCGTGGCACCTAGCCCACATCAACCGCTTCACGGGCGCCGCTGAGGTACCCGTGAACGTGGCCTACCATAGCATCCTGGTGAGCCGCTATGTGCCACCAGTGCATGCTCTGGCGGCCCTCCTGCACGACGCCGAGGAAGCCTACTACGGGGACATCAGCAGCCCGGCCAAGCAGTTGGTGGGCGCCAAGTACAGGCGCCTCGCTGAGGAAGCCCGTCTGTGCGCAATGGAGCAGAACGGGGTGACGCAGGACGCCTGGGTGGATGCCAGTGCGTCGATTCACGCGGCGGACTCCTTCACCCTCCGCCTTGAGACCATGTACCATACGGCACCCCAGGTGGCCCCGCATCCTCATGGCTTCTACTTTGAGCAGGAATACCGGAAGCACACCTACTGGGCCAAGCGCCGGCCTAGGGCCCGGGAGGCTCTCCAAGACTGTCAGGGGCCAGCGGCGGCTGACGCATTCCTGCTCAGGTACTACGAGATTCTGAGTCCCGAACAACTCACCTTCGTGGAGTACGATTGACACACGCACTTCCAAGATACCGCGTCTGGGACGTGGAGACAACTACCTACGAACTGATGAAGCGCAAGGCAAGCGCTTTCGATCCTCGGAACTGGGTAGTCACCCACGCCTGGAAGCGCTACGACGAGGCTTCCGTCACCGAAGAACGCTTCGGCAGCGAGCGGCCCCCTGCGGGCTGGTTCGTGAAGCTCCTCCAGGGTATCACCCTGCTGGTGGGCTTCAACATCAAGTTCGATCTACTGCACGCCATCTATGCCGACAAGCAGAACCTCGAAGCATGGATGGGCTTCGTGGCCCGCGGGGGCATGGTGTGGGACTGCCAGCTTGCGGAGTACCTCCTCAATGGCATGAGCCAGCGGGACCACATGCTGAGCCTGGACGAGGTGGCACCCCGCTACGGTGGCGAAACCAAGGTGGACGAGGTGAAGGTCCTATGGGCCTCCGGCGTGCAGACCGATGAGATCGAGCCCGAGCTTCTGACTCGCTACCTGTGCGGAGGGGCCGACGAGCACGGTCACATCTGCAAGGGGGACATCGAGAACACCGAGACTGTGTTCCTCGGACAGCTTCAGCGGGCCCGGGATGTTGATCAAGTGAACTCCATCATGCTCAACATGGGCGCCATTATCTCCACCACGGAGAAAGAGCGCAACGGCATGTTCGCGGATGTGGAACAGGGGTGCGCCCAGGCTGAGGAACTGCGGGCCGAGATCGCTGACCTGACGGTCAAGCTGGCGACCTACCTGCCGGCCGACCTCCCGCTGGACTTCAACTGGGCCTCCCGATTCCACAAGTCCGCCCTCATCTTCGGCGGCAAGCTGAGGTACCCCAAGCGGGAGTACCTGCTCGAAAGGCCCTACGGTAGCACCGCGGCCGGTGAGTATCTCTTCGAAGAGGACTTCGCCAGCGCCGATGACTTCCTCCTGGGCTACCGGGCCTACGCCAGCAAGACCGAGAGGCACTACGTTCTCAAGGACGGGTCCACTACCCCGAAGCCGCCGAACCTGCATACCGAAGGTGGGGACGCGGCCTATGCCAAGTTCACCAGCGGCAAGAATGCGGGCCTCTACAAAACCAAGAACGTCAGCGTCCCGGACTACGACAAGCCCAAGTCCCGCATGGGCGAGGACTACTACCTCTTCAATGGGTTCGCCCCGCCGCAGAAGAAGTGGGAGACGAGCGACCCAGGTGTGTACTCCGTCACCGACGAGGTGATCGAGGAGCTTGGTGTCCTGCACAACGTGCCCTTCCTGAAGGACCTTGCTCGGCTTACCAAGCTGACGAAGGACCTGGGCACGTACTACATCGCCACGGACGCCCAGGGGCGACAGAAGGGGATGCTCTCCCTGGTGGGCCCCGATGGGATCATCCATCACAAGATCAACCAGACATCCACTGTCACCGGGCGAGTCAGTTCAAGTGATCCGAACCTTTAATTTTTGGGGGTTCTAAAACTCCGTGAACTCAGGGGAACCCCAGGCCGGGCAATCCTGAACCAAAGCCACCATATCTCCCAAAGAGGGACAAGATGGACATAAAGCATTACTACGAGAACACCGAGCTAACGCTAGAACAGATAGCGGCACGCACTGGTACCACATACAAGGTGGTATGGGGCTACGTCGCCCGCAACTACAGCAAACAGCACAGACAGCAGCGCAAACGTAACAGCTACCGCCTGTCCAAGATGGCTGACCTAAACCCGATGTACAACAAGCTGCGGGAGCAGCATCACAACTATGTCGGGCAAGTTGCGGATGGTAAGGGTTACCTAATGGTGCTCAAGCCTGACTGGTATACTGGGCGTAAGGGCAGTAAGCACGTCTTTGTGCATCATATAGTTATGTGCGGTCATCTTGGTATCACCGAGATACCGGCCGGGTGGTGCGTACACCACTGTGACGAGAACCCACATAACAACTGCATTGATAATCTCGTAATGCTTACTATGGGCGAGCATGCAGCATTGCACTCGTGGCTAGGCGCAACGACTATCTCGAAAGAGAGTACAGCCAAGTGGCTGGAAGCGCGGAGAGCAGCCAAGGCTGCTATGATATAGTCTACTCTGCATGGGAACATGCAGCAGCCCGTAAGGGCGGGCGGGGCCTAACGCACCCCGTTGAATTACAGACAAAACGTTCCGAAGGGAAACAACTCGAAGGTTAAGTCCGTCTTCGTGTCCAGGTTCGGCAGTGATGGGAAGATCATCCAGTCGGACTTCTCCTCTCTCGAGGTCTACATCCAGGCCATCCTGACCCAGTGCAAGCAACTCATTGAGGACTTGAAAGCGGGCCTGGACATGCACGTCAAGCGACTGGCCGCCAAGGAAGGCATCAGCTACGAGGAGTGCTTCAGGCGCTGCAAGGGGTACACACTGGAGGACGGCACCAAGGTACCGCCTGATCCGGCGTGGGACTACAAGCGGACGGGCGCCAAGCAGTTCAGCTTCCAGCGGGCATACGGCGCAGGCGCGCCCAAGATCGCAGCCTCGACGGGCATGGCTATCGAGGACGTGATCGCGCTGATCGAGGCTGAGGACCTGATGTACCCGGAGATTTCCGAGTTCTACGTCAAGCTGACGGCCGCCATCAAATCCACCCGCAAGCCCACTGGTCGTGTCATCCCGCACCCCGAGGTGCGTGGCCTGATGTGCCATATCGGCGAGGGTGTGTACAGGACGCCTGACAACAAGCTCTACCTGTACACCGAGCACCCGGCCCCGGAGTTCGCGGTCAAGCGTGGCGAGTTCCAGAACTTCAGCCCGACCGAGATCAAGAACTACGTGGTCCAAGGGGAGGGTGGTGAGTGGGCCAAGGCTGCGGACTACATTGCCACCCGTGAGTTCTACCGCCGCAAGAACTTCGATCACCGGGCTCTCCTGGTGAACCAAGTTCATGACGCCCAATATGCAGACGCTGCTGCGGAGGTTGCCTTCGAGGCCGCCGCCCTGTTGCACGCCAGCATGGAAGCCGCCTCTGACTACATGGAGTGGCGCTTCGATTGGCCCATCCCAGTTCCTGTACCGAGCGACACTACCTGGGGTCGCTCGATGATGGAAGAAGAACCCATCCCCGGAGTGCGGGCACGCGCCGCCGAGTTGCGGCAGGACATCCGCCGCCTGCAGATGGGTGGCTACACACCGAGCTTTGCTCACTAAGGAGAACGCATGACTTTCGATTTCAGCAAGCTGGACGCAGACCTGGGCGCCAAGGGCGTGGACCTGTCGCAGGCCAAGAGCGGCGGGGACTTTGAGCGGGAGGTGCCTGCGGCTGGCACGTGCCGCCTGCGGTTCGTCGGTTACATCGAGACCGGCGAGCACATGGACGAGTACCAGGGCAAGCCCAAGAAAGTGAACACCGCGTACCTGACCTTCGAGGTCAGTGGCCCCCGCCATCCGCCCGTCAAGACCCAGGATGGGAAGGAACTCCCGCACCTCATCACGTTCGACCTGAACGTGAGCCAGAGCGAGAAGGCCCACTACTACAAGCTGTTCAACAGGATGAACCACGAGGGCTCCGCAAAGCACTTCGTCGGCCTGCTCGGCAAGGCGTACAAGGGGGAGATCATCCACAAGCCCGGCAAGCGTAACGGGAAGGACGTTATCTACGTCGAACTGTACGACAAGAAGGCGGGCTCGTTCACCATCGCCCCCGCCTTGTACGACGACCCGGAGACTGGCGACATCAGGCCCCTGCCGGTGGCCCCCGCCAAGACCCCCATCCGCTGCTTTGTCTGGGCCCTGGCGGACAAGGCCATGTGGGACAGCATCTTCATCGACGGTGAGTGGGAAGCCCGCAAGGATGCCCAAGGGAACATCACCATGCCGGCCAAGTCCAAGAACCGCTATCAGAACGAGATTCGGGCGGCCATCAACTTCGCGGGCTCCCCGGCCCAGCTTGTGAGCGGGGCCCAGCCGCTGAACCTGGACCTGACCCCGGAGACCCCGGCACGGCCTGCGCCGGAGAAGGCCGCCAGCGCAGTGCCCCCGAAGGGCCGCAAGCCGGACGCCCTGGCCGCCCTGGACGACGACACCCCCTTCTGATGGACCTTCAGGACTCTATCCGTAAGGTGGAGGAGTCCAGCCAGCTCGCCAACGCCAGCCTCCCGCCCGTCCCCGGGCGGATGCTGCTGGTGGATGGTGATGGGCTGGCGTACTCCTGTGCCGGTAGCGACGACACCGACCCAGGCCAAGCCCGCATTAACATCCTGCAGAAGATCGAGCAGGGTATGCGGGCTGGGCGCTGCGAGAAGGCGTGCATTCTCCTCACAATGCCCGGTAGCCACAAGGGGCACCGCTTCGCCATCGCTACCGGCAAGCCTTACCAAGGGCAGCGCAGCAGCGGCAGGCGGCCCAAGAACTGGGCGTACCTTCGGAGCCTGCTGGAGAACAGCAAGCTACCGTACCCCATTGTCCGCACGTTCACGGCCGAGGCGGACGACTTGTTCGGCCGCGCCGGTAAGTCCCTCGGGTGGGACAACGTGGTGATCCTTACCGAGGACAAGGACATGCAGATGGTCCCCGGGCACCACCTGTCCTGGCGGGACTTCAACTACGTCTGGGTACCCGAGGACGCATGGGCAATCGAGGCCCACGGCAAGGTCTTCGGCCGCAAGTGGTTCTGGTTGCAGATGCTACAGGGGGACACAGCGGACAACGTGCCGGGCCTCCCGGGCTACTTCAACGAGAAGGGCGCGTTTAAGCCCGTGGGTCCCGTGACCGCGGCGAAGTTCCTGGAGGACTGCAAAGACGAGGCCGAGGTACGGGCCGTTGTGTTCGGCCTGTACCGAAACACCTTCAACGACAACGCGGCTACCGCCATGGCTGAGCAGGCAGTCCTCCTATGGATGCGCCGGGATGCGGGCTCCACATGGGTGGACGTGTTCCGCGAGGGTCATCCTTTGCAGGGATGGCTCGGATGTCCTGCATTCCAGGAGATCGCCGAGAGAGTGGCGGCGGCGGACGAGCTGAACAAACTGAGGGATACGGTATGTCCACCTTGCCCCGCAAGCTGAAGTTCTCTGAGGTAGCCGATGTACGGGAAAGCCTTCTGGCCCAGCAGGGCGGGAAGTGCAACCTATGCAAGCTACCCTGTACTTCGGACGAGGCTGTGCTCGATCATGACCACGACACCGGAGCTATCCGGGGTGTGCTCCATAGGGGATGTAACTCTCTTCTGGGCAAGGTCGAGAACAACCACAAGAGGTACGGAGTCAAGAGCCTCCCGGCATTCCTGGGTGGCGCCTCGGCCTACCTGAGCACCCACCGCGAGAACCGCACTGGGCTTCTGCATCCGACCCACAAGACGGACGACGAGAAGCGACTCGTCCGCAACGCCAAGGCGCGCAAGCGCCGGGCTACCAAGGAGACCACATGATCCGAGTCAACCGTGGCGTGATGGAGCAGGCCCTCCGTTATGGTCAGCCGCTCTCGTCCTCCACCGAGCGCGCGGTCGGCAAGACAACTGGGGCCATCCTGCTGGCCATCGGGGAAAGCTACAGTAAACCCGGGAGGAACGTGGTCATCCAGGACCCGGACATGGAGACCGTTCATCAGAGGATGAACGTCAGGGACCTTGCCGAGGACATCCTGAGTAAGCTGAACTTGACCAACATCCGGGTCAAGTTGGTCGGCGTCTCGGTGTACATCGAAAACAACTTCAGCGAGGTTCTCGTCAAGTGACCCAACCCAAGATCAAGACCATCGACATCGAGACCAGCCCGCTGGAGTCCTACACCTGGGGCCTGTGGAACGTCAACGTGGGCGTGCCGCAGATCAAGACCGAGTGGTCCATCCTATCGTTCGCCGCCAAGGACCTCGGCCGAAAGCGGGTCCGTTACATGGACGCCGGCGGGCGGGGCGCCAGCAAGGTACGCGATGACTACCACCTGATTCAGGCTCTGTGGCATGAGTTGCACGAGGCGGACATCGTGGTGGCCCAGAACGGCAAGCGGTTCGACGTGCGCAAGATCAACGCCCGTCTGATCCAGCATGGCTTCAGCCCGTACTCGCCGATCAAGGTGGTGGACACCAAGGTCGAGGCCCAGAAGGTGGCGATGTTCACATCGAACCGCCTGGAGTGGCTGTCCAAGCACTTGACCGAGACCGAGAAGTCCAAGCACACCAAGTTCCCTGGCTTCGAGCTTTGGGTGCAGTGCCTTGCAGACAACCCAGCGGCCTGGGCGGAAATGAAGAAGTACAACATCCCCGACGTGGTTTCCACGGAGGAGCTGTACCTTCGGCTGCGCCCGTGGATCGTCGGGCATCCGAACCTCGCTGTCTACAACGAGGCCGGTGAGGTGGTACAATGCCCGAAGTGCGGGAGCCATGACATCCACCGTGAAGGGGAGTGGCATACCCAGGTCAACACCTACCCACGCTTCCAGTGCCACGATTGCGGCGGGTGGTCTCGAGGGCGCTTCACTACCACGAGCACGGAGCGGCGCAAGCTGCTGCTGGTGAACTGATGTACAAGCCTGTACCGGAGATCAAGGAGAGGTCTTGTTTCGGTTGCGCGATCATTGCGCACGGTGACGAGGAGGGCGTGTGCACGCCTCTCCAGTGCCTGAAAAACCGCACCATCTACATCAAGGACGAGACCATGACGCAAGAACAGGACCCCACGGGCCGTGATGCCCACGCACCCGGCGCCAAGCTGGACGCCGGCAAGAACCGCCTGGGCCTCGTACTAGGGGGATTCACTCGAGCCCTCCAGGAGGTCGGCAAGGTTGGCACCTTCGGGGCCGCCAAGTACACCGACAACGGGTGGCTCTCGGTCCCCAACGGACAGGCCCGCTACACGGACGCCATGTTCCGCCACCTTCTCAAGGAAGCCGAGGGTGAGGCCAACGATCCGGACAGCAAGCTGAAGCACGCGGCGCACGCCGCCTGGAACGCGCTGGCCCGCCTGGAGCTGGCCCTCATTGAGGAGGCCAATGAGAAACGGTGAGCATCCCCAGGCATTGACCCTCTCCCTCCTCATTCATGCCGAGGGTCTACGTGTCGCCGGTGCGGACTTCGAGGAGGGCATCCACACGGTCATCGACAAGTACCTCACGGAGCGGGACTTTCACGACGAGCGCAAGGCAGACCTGTACGCCCTGTTGGCAGAGAAGCTGAAGCCCAACATGCTCCACTCCCAGATGCGCGAGGTGTGCGATGCCTGCCTCAAGCTGAACGCCACACACTGGAGCTTCAATCATGGCCGGTGAGTTGATCCTGAAGGCGGTCGAGTTCGATAAGACCTCGGCTGCCTTCCGCAAGCAGTACAAGGACGAGGACGCCCTGCATAAGGCAGGGTGGATTGTCCAGCCCAAGTACGATGGGATCTTTGGTATGGCCTGCATCCGTGAGGAGCTGATGCAAAGCCGCATGCTGAGCCGCACTGGTGAGGACTACACTCTCCAATGCCAGCACATCATCCAGTCCCTGTGGGCCGCCCTTATGTACGTTCGCGGCGAGGGCTGGTACGGTGCGGTGGTTCTTGGTGAAGTGTGGCACCCCGAGCTACCACAACGCACGATCTCCGGGGACTTCCGGCGGCACAAGCCAGCGCCCCATCTGATCTTCATGGCGAACGACCTTCTGCCCATGGCAGCGGACGGTATGGCGGCGGACACCAAGTGCCAGTACAGCGCGCGATACGCAGACCTGTACGCCACCGTTGTAGCCGGGCGCAGCCGTGAGCCTGTGCAGGTGGTTCATGGTGCCGTCCTGAGCAGGGCTGACAGGGCCACGATCATGTCCGATGCCCGTGCCTACGTCAAGCGCGGCGGCTACGACGGCCTGATCCTGCGTGATCCACACGCCGGCTACCAGCGGGGCCTCGCCAGGAACGGCGAGATCGTCAAGGTCAAGCCCAGCCTGACACTGGACCTCCGGGTGGTCGGGATCGAGGGGGGCCTGGGCAAGCATGCTGGGCGCCTGGGCTCGGTCACGGTGGAGTACCGCGGCGTGCAGACCAGGGTGGGCACTGGTTTCACAGATGGCGACCGCATCGCCTACTGGCCGGTAGCCGAGCTGCTTGGCGACCATCTGGACATCATCGGCAAGATCGTAGAGATCGAGGCGATGGGCCTGACGGACGCGGGCGCCCTCCGGGAGCCTCGCTTCAAGGGCGTGCGGTTTGACAAGACGGAGCCTGACGCATGATGGACTACCTCCTCACCAAGCTGGCTGAGGAGGCCGGGGAGCTGGTGGTAGCGGCGCTCAAGCACCGTACCCACCGCTCAGCGAAGACACGCCGGGACCTCCGCAAGGAGTCCGGCGACGTACTCGCACTCCTGGGCATGCTTGTCAGGGAAGGCGAAGTCGATCAGGCTGCGCTGCACAAGTCAACCCAGCGCCGGGCGGCGCGTGAACGTAAGAGGTGCAAGAACCGATGACGCTACTCACCCAGGTCCAGATCGAGCAGCAGATGCGAGAGCAGGGCCGGGACCGCATCCTGGCAATGATCCAGACCGCAGAGGAGAAGGGCCGCGCCGCCACGGCACCCTATGCTCAGCGGGTCTTCCGGCAGTACGTCCTACCACTGGCCGCAGCCATCCGCGCGGACCTGACAGCAGAACGAGCAGGCCCCTACAAGGCGCACGCCAAGCTGCTGATGGAACTAGAGATAGACTCCGTGGCCTTCCTCACTGTGCGCCACGTTCTGAATTCCTGCCTTGCGAGCCCACAGCATCATCGCCAGTTGGGCTACAGCATTGGGCGCACCATCCACCGGGAGCTTGTCCTAGCCCAGATCAAGGACGAGCTACCTGACCTGTACCATACGCTTGCTCGGGACTTCTCTCGTCGCATGAGTCAAGACGAGCGTCACCGCCTCACGGTCTTCAGGATGCAAGCCCAGAAGGCTGGCATGGAGATCGGGGAGTGGTCCATAGGTAGCAGGGATCAAGTGGGCCTCTACATGATCCACCTCCTGGTGGAGATCGGGATGATCGACCTAGGCCCCATCATGTGCGATCCCCACACGCACAAGCGGGAGTACCGGGACGTGCACCTGACCGACGAGGCCCTCCGGATTCTGGACGAGGTGCGGGGCTACATGGCTGAGACGCTACCAAGCTACGGGCCTTGTGTCGAGGTTCCCATCCCCTGGACCGCCATGGTAGGCGGCGGATTCCACACCCCCGACATGCGCCGAATCCATCGCACCCTGGTCAAGACCAGTGCCACGGCGCGGCCTTGGGTTTTGAAGCACAGCCCGCCCGTTTTCCTGAGCGCCGTAAACGCCCTACAAGGCACCGCATGGCGTGTCAATAGGGGTGTGCTCCAGGTGGTCCAAGAACTCGCCTCCAAAGGGCTATACGCGGGCGAGGTGACGGCTCCGACGCCGCCCCAGAAGCCGGAGCGGCTGCCGTGGATGGATTCCGTGGAGCCCGGGACCATGACGCCCGATCAACAGGCGCAGCTCAAGACCTGGAAGATGGCGATGGTGGAGTGGTACGAGGCCCGCAAGCTACACACAGGGAAGTACGGGAGATTCTACACAGCCACCCGGCAGGCCGTGACGTTCAAGGACTATCCTGAGCTGTACTTCGTGTACTTCGCGGACTCCCGCGGGCGGCTGTACCCGATGACCTACGGCATGAGCCCCCAAGGTAGCGACCTGCAGAAGTCCCTCCTGGAGTTCGCCCGTGGGATGCCCCTCAACACAGACAGCGCGATCTCATGGTTCCTGATCCAAGGGGCCAACAAGTGGGGCTACGACAAGGCTACCCTGGAGGAGCGCGAGCAGTGGGTCAGGGAAAGGCTGCCCCAGCTCACCAACATGGCAGAGGACCCGGTGAGCAACCGGGAGTGGCTGCAGGCTGACAAGCCTCTGCAGTTCCTGGCGTGGCTGCTGGAGTTCCGAGCATGGCGGCAGGACCCTAGCGGGTTCCTCTCCCGCATCCCCATCAGCATGGACGGGTCGTGCAACGGACTGCAGAACTTCTCGGCTATGCTGCGGGACGAGGTGGGTGGGCGCGCCACCAACCTAACCGACAACGACACCATGCAGGACATCTACATGGAGGTCGCCAGGGCAGCAACAGCACGGCTGCCGTCAGTTGTCACAGAACGCACGGACCTACTGGACCTGTGGATCAAACGTGGCATCGAGCGCGGGCTGGTCAAGCGGGCTGTGATGACCACACCCTACGGGGTAACCTATCGTAGCGCGGTCAAGTACGTCGTCAGCGACTACCTTGCCACAGGCGCAGCCCCGGAGTTCCCCCGCAAGGAGTGGCCCAGGGCGGCAGAGATCGTCATGACTGCTGTGTGGGCCGCTATCGGTGACGTGGTGGTCAAGGCACGAGAGGCCATGGACTGGCTCAAGAAAGTCGGGAATCAACTAGCCGACCAAGCCAAGACGAATCCTGATCCCTTCCTGGCATGGACTACCCCAAGTGGGTTCCCTGCTTCGCAGGCGTACTTTGAAATGCAGGTCCACCGTATCCGGACTCTGCTCCATGGCGCTGCCCGCATTCGGGTTGTAAGCGAGACTGATGACACGGACATACGTAGGCACTCCCAGAGTTTCGCCCCGAACTTCGTTCACAGCATGGATGCTTCACACCTACACCTTGTCTCAGCGAGAGCAGTCAAGGAAGGTATCATGGATCTCGCCATGATCCATGATGACTACGGAACCCATGCGGCTAACGCTGGGAGACTGTACGACATCATCCGAGAAGAGTTCGTATTGATGTATGAACAGAATGACCCTATCGAAGATATAGCCCGCCAAGCGCCTACTGTGCCGGGTAAACCAGAAAAAGGTACTCTCGACCTATCTGAAGTTCTTAGATCCAAATTCTTCTTTTCTTGATCTGGTCCCTATAGTAGCTAAGGAGATATCCTAGGGATAACTTATATATCCTGGTCCCTATAGTAGCTCATAGGGGGAGCCCCAGGGAGCCCATAGGAGAGCCCCAGGGTAACCCATAGGATATACCATAGGAGATATACCCTATGGTAGATATCTCGGGATATATAACTAAGGAGATATCCTAGAGATATATCCTAAGAGAGATAACTAAGGAGACTCCAATGAGTACACCTACGAATATCAAAGAGGTTATGAGACTATCTCATGACCAGTATGCTGCCCTAGAGAGACAACTACCAGGGCCTGTAGCACAACCTACTGCATCAGAGCACCATGTAGGATACCTATTGGGTATCCAATATGTGCTACTGAAACTCAGGCAGGGCTTTACTGTGGGGTAATCTATGCCTGTTAACTTGACATTGAATGGTATTGCGTTCGCCAATACGACAACCCCTGGGTACTTCCAAGGTATGAGGGTTATTGTTGAGGTGAACCTAACCGTCTCTGATCCGACCATTGCTTTGATCGACGCACAGCAGGGTGGGGATTACACGACTAGCATAACCCCTACACTGGTGCAATACCGCTCGGCAACCACTGGGGCAGTGTTAGGGACTGGCTCCCTGGTCAGTACCAGTGTCAAGTTCCATAGCCTACAGCGGGCATACCCCAACATAGGCAGGCTTGTGTCTTTGTCTCAGGGTGGCTCGTTCTACAGTGGTACTGCGCTATGCACTACCTTTGCTGTGGTAGGGGCCAGCGTTGTCGCGGACTCCGCCCCAGGTGCTCCGGCAGTTCCGGACGTTGGGGGACTGTACGCCCGGTACTACAACAACCTGGACTGTGTGGGCCTGCCGGTGCTGGCAGTCAAGGAAGTCCCCGCATTCTTTGGAAGATGGGGGGACCCCGCGGTTCGACCCGCAGTCGATAGTTCAAGCGGGTTCTTCTCTGCCCGGTGGACAGGCTTCATCCGGGTACCTACCTCCGGTAAGTGGCAGCTCGTGGTTGAGTCCGACGATGGAAGCAACCTGTGGTTCCAAGGCCAACTTGCCATTAGTGCATACGGAGCACCTGCCGGTATACGTGGCACAGGGTGGCTCGACATGCAGGCTGGTGTGAACTACAGTGTCTGGCTCGAATACGTCAACAGCGCGCCCCCTGGGTACGCTATGTCATTCCAGTGGCGACAGCAGCAGCCCGATGGTAGCCCTGGCCCCTTGACAGTCGTACCGGGTAGTGCCATGTACGCCTCACTCCCTGCTGCGCCTACCAAGGTCATTACGGTCGATACCCGACACTCGGCCAAAGCCATCAACCGTTACTGAGGAGGACTAATGGACCCACTGCTACTCTTGGGTGCTGCCAGCCTCGGACTCCAGGCATTCCAGGGACGAAGCGCCAAGAAGGCTGCCCGTAAGGCAGCTGACGCAGAGGCCCGCAGGCTGGCGGCAGATGCCGACCGGCAGGCCCAGGCCCTGCTCGCTGAGAGCGAGGCCGCGAACAATGCCCGCCTGTTGGCATTCGAGCGAGATGCTCTGGCTCAGGCTTCCGAGAAGCAGGCCCGTAAGCAGGCCCTGGCCGCGGAGGGCCCCGAGCTTTCGCTGAGCCGTGATGAAGCATTCACCAGGGCTTCTCGTGAGCGCCGCCGACAATCCTTCTTCTCGTCTGGAGGCTCCGCACTGTGAAGCAACGACCATCAGAGTTTTGGTCTACCCGCAAGAGTCTAAGGGCAGACCTGGAGCGGCGCTGGGAGCGGCTGGCCCAACTGACACTGCCCTACCTGTACACCCCGACAGGCACGGACCCCGACCGTGACGGTGCTGCCAGGGACTTCCAATCCCTGGGTGCCACGAGTGTGAATCACCTCAGCACCCGGCTGATGCTGACGCTGTTCAATCCGGCCAAGCCCTTCATGCGGCTGGACCCTACCCCAGAAATGCTGGTGATGGCGGCAGAGTCAGGCGTACCTGAGGCGGACTTGCGCGCTGCCCTGGTAGAGGGTGAAATGGCCGCTGTCAAGCGCATGGACCAGAAGGCCCTGCGGCCCAAGCTGTTCGAGATTCTCAAGCACCTCATTGTCCTCGGTAACGTGCTGATGGTGATGGACGAAGAGGATGAGGACTTGCGTGCGATCTCAGTCAAGCACTATGTTGTCCAACGCGCAATCTCTGGTAAGGTCATCCGCGCTACCCTCTGCGAAGAGGTACTGTACGAGGAGCTTGAGGAAGACATCAGGGACTTGCCGGCGATCTCGTCCCTACAGCGTAAGGATGGAGACAAGGTAAAGTTCTTCATCGACATCGTCCGCTCTGGCAACAAGTTCACGGTCAGTCAGTGGGTTGAGGATGTCCAGCTCGATATGGACAAGACCTACGATGAACAGGACTGCCCCTACCGCATCCTGTCCTGGAGTCTACCTGATGAGGCAGACTACGGTATCGGCCTTGCTGGGGAAGTCGAAGGGGACCTGGAGGCACTGAGTACCCTGAGCCGCGCGATGATCGAGGCCGCACTGCTGGCTTCTGAGTATCGCTGGCTGGTCAACCCCGGGGGCTCTACCCGGCCAGAGGACTTCAGTTCCTCCGTAAACGGTGCGGCAATCCCTGGCCTGGAGGGGGATGTCGTCCTGCTGCAGGCTGCCGCGGAGGTGGCCTCTGCCATCGGCGTGCAGGAGAAGATCTCCCTCGGTTACATCAACCGTCTGGGGCGTACCTTCCTGCTTGGCAGCGCAGTTACCCGGGACGCTGAGCGCGTTACCGCAGAAGAGATCAGACTACTCGCAGCCGAGCAAGAGTCCGGCCTGGGTGGGGCGTACAGCCGACTGGCCGTGGATCTCCAGTTCCCGATGGGCCTATGGCTCCTGAAGCTGGTCAAGGTTGTAGTCAACGAGCGCGAGGTTACGCCTTCCGTCGTTACTGGCCTGGACGCACTCTCCCGGAACGGGGAGGTGGAAGCACTCGGGCGCTTCCTGGACAAGATCGTCAAGGTAGCAGCGATGCCACCTGAGGTCCTGGAGTGGCTGGAACTGGACGCCATCTTCACCGACATCGGCAACGGCGAGGGAGTCAAGGCCCAGAAGTACGTCAAGAAAGCAGCCGCGGTGATGGAAGCCCGTCGCCAGCGACAAGCCCAAGAGGTGGCACAGGCCACAGCAACCGCAGCCGGTGAGGCTGCAGCGCAACAAGGAACCCAACCGCAATGACGACTGAGAACACGCAAGGCGAGCAGGCGAACCAAGAAGGCCAGCAGCAGGGTACCCAGCAGGGCCAGCAGCAGGTCAATACCCAGCAGGGTACGCCGGCTGAGCCCAAGGTCGAACTCTCTCTTCCGGCGCCTGCTGCGGAACCTGATACGCCCACGGGTGACGCCCGACAGGACGTAGCTTTCGGTTGGCTTAAGGCTGCGGGCATTCAGCGCACGAGCCCGGCAGTGAAGCACGCCATGGACACCGGGGACTTCGCTCTCCTTGAGGCCGTCCTGGCAGAGAAGGGTGTGAAGGGTTCCGAGCCCTACGTCACCCTGCTGAAGGATGCCCGCGCTGCCACTGAGCAGCAGGCAGCCGCCGCCAAGACGGCAGCCAAGACAGCCATCCTGGCCGTGTTCGAGAACGAGTCCGCATGGGACGAAGCCCGCGCCTGGGTTGGTACCAATGCCGACGAAAGCGAGAGGGAAGTGCTCAGTGGGCTGCTCAATGGTGGCAACCCTGTAGCCGCCCGCATCGCGGCCCGCTTCATCCAGCAGGCCAAGCTGGCAGCCTCGGGCGCATCGCCTCGGGCGGGCTCGGCCCTGAAGAAGGATGCGGCTCGCGCAGGCGGCCCCACCGGTGGTGCCCTCAGCCCGCAGGACTTCAGCCGTGAGCTGGGCAAGCTGGTGAGGGAGCACGGGGACCGTGCAGCCTTCGACCGACCAGAGTACAAGGAACTCCGAGCCCGTCGCAGCCTCTGGCGCGGCTGACCCGGTACCTATAGTAGCGGCATTCGCGCCGTCTACTATGCAACCCATCAAGGAGAAACGCAATGCCGTTGGACGATACCTTCCTGGTCACTCGACCGAACCAACAGAACAGCACGGGCAGTGAACTTGCCCTCGTCATCGAAGAGTTCACGGGCATGGTCGAGGGTACCCTCGCCCGCAAGTCCGTACTCAAGGGCTGGGTGAATGTCCGCCCCGTCAAGGGCACCGCCACGATTCGTGACGACGCCGTTGGTGAATCGACCATCCAGGTCCTGCAGCCGAACGGTGCCACGGTCGATTCGACCCGCAACGACTTCGCCAAGAACACGCTCACCGTCGATACCGTAGTGTTGGCGCGGGCAACCTTCCCGGTCCTGGAAGTCTTCCAGACGAACTTCGACAAGCGCCGCGAGGTTGCATCGGAGCACGGCAAGATTCTGGGCAAGCTGTGGGACGAGGCCATGTTCATTCAGGCCATCCGTACCTCGCTGCGCACGGAGAGCACCTTCGACCAGGGCGCCCCTGGTGCCAAGCCTGCGGGCCACTTCGGCGGCAACCTGGAGACCCTGGCCGCGGCTGGCGACGCTCTGGACCCGGCGCGCCTCTATGCCGCCATCGCGCGCCTTCTGGTGCGGATGGAAGACAAGGACGTGGACCCCCAGGGCGACGACTGTATCCTGGCCCTCAAGCCGGCCCAGTTCTACACCCTGCTCCAGGCCGAGCAGCTCATCAGCGGTGAGTACATCACTTCTGAGGGCAACAAGGTCAAGGGCATGGTCCTGGCGGCCTACGGCATCCCGGCGGTGCGGTCCAACAACTACCCGGCTGGCAAGAACGTCACGGCCCACCCCCTGAGCAACGCCGGTAACGGCAACGCTTACAACGGGGACTTCACCAAGGCTGTTGCCTCGGTGTTCAGCCCGCGTGCCTTGCTCGCCGGTGAGACCATCCCGCTGACCTCGGAGATCTTCTACGACAACGTGACGAAGCTGCACTTCGTCGATGCCCACATGGCCTATGGTGCCACGGGCCGTCGTGCGGAGTTCGCCGGTTCGATCTACGCGCCGTAATCCGGCGCAGCCCAAGCCCTGCTTGCCCTCCTGGGTGGGCAGGGCTTTTTTCGTAAGGAGCCTATCCCATGCGTACCGAACTCGATGTAGTCAACTCCTGCTTGGCGAGCATGGGACAGGCCCCCCTGCTTAACCTGACTCGCCCTAACCGTGTGACGCTGCTTGCGCTTGATTACCTGAGCAAGATGAATCGTCGTGCGCAGCTTCGTGGTTGGTGGTTCAATACGTTCACCAAAGAAGTCACCCCTAACGCGACTACCTACCGGGTGGACGATCAACTGCCTGAGAACATGCTCTCCCTGAGGGCTGCACCGGATCACCCGTCTGTGACACTTCGGTCTCCTGGTATCTTGTATACTCAGGACAATGAGCCCGTGACGTACCCAATCTTCCTAACCTTCGTGGTGGAGATCCCATTCGTGGGGCTGCCGCCGGTGGCCCAGGATGCTATCGAGGAGCGCACCGTCCGCTCATTCTCTGCGCGTATCTCGGGGAACGCGCCGACCGAGCAGGAGCAGGATACCCTGGACTCGCTTACTGCCTTGATGGCTGAGCACATCCGTAACTCGAACGTCAACATTCTGAACCGGCCGGAGCTTGCCCAGAACTTGCTCTACGTCCGCGGCAGCCGGCCTTACCTTCGCTACAGGAGCTGATCCATGAGTCGTCTCAACGGTGCGTATCCCAGCGTTGTTGCTGGTGTCAGCCAGCTTCCCGATGTCTCACGCACGTTGGGGCAACACTCGGAACAGGTCAACATGGTGAGCGATCCCGTCCGCGGCCTGAGCCGGCGGAAGGGCTCTATCCAGCTCAGCGCGGTAGCATCCGCGGGCGAGCCGAATGCGTCCACCAGTCAGGATGCCACCATAACCCAGACTACCTCATTCCAGGTTAACGGTGCACCATTCAGCGTCACCATGAGAACTAAGGCACGCCCGCCCGGCAGCACCCTGCCGGACCTGACTGTGGTGAACGACGCCACGGGCGCACAGCTAGTCATTTCCAGGCAGACTCCTGATGCCGACCTGGACCTCCTGCTGGCTGGTGGCGTCAAGGCTATCACGCCACTTGGTCGCTTCCTTGTGATGTCCGGCAATACTCTTCCGGTGGCCTTCACAACCACGGAAAACTTCCTGGTCGAGGCGAACCAGCAGCGCCACATTGTTTGGGTGCGCGGCGGTGCGTACAGTCGGACCTTCCAGATCAACCTGATCCGGGGCAACAACAAGTTCTCGGTGTCCTTCACTACCCCGAGTGCGTCTTATCCTGAGGCCCTGGATACCTCGGACCTGTTGGCGACCGACCCGGACTACCTGAAGAAAGTCAACGACCGCACGAACGTATACAACAGCGCCGCGACGAAATGGGCGGGTGACGCCCTGGCGCTGTCCAGCCCGGAGTCCGTGGCTGCGCGCTTGGCTGCGGAGCTTACGAACAGCGGCTTCCTGTCTGCTGGCGCTACGGTCTCTGTCGTCGGTAGCTCTGTTGCCATCACTGACCCCTCTATCGAGGACGTGGAAGTGGATGATGGCGGGGATCAGAGCCTGATGACCGCCGCGGGCAACACTGTCAAGTCCGTCGAGACTCTGACCAGCGTGCACTTCCCTGGCAAGATTGTCAGGGTGAGGGCCCAGGACGGCGCTGATGCTGTGGCCTTCTACATGAAGGCAGTGGCGAAAGATGGCAGCACTGGGGCCTACACCGAGGTCTCCTGGGAGGAGGCTGCGGGCACGACCTTCCAACCCACCCGCGGGTTGTGCTTCGGCACGGTCATCGGAAACACCTTCCACATCGGCAGCAGTCCCGCCGCCATCCGCGCCCTCACGGGCCTGAGCTTCCCGGACTACCAGCCGAACCGCTCGGGTGACGCCACCACGAACAAGCCACCGGAGTTCCTGCGGGATGGCCGTGTAGACATGCTGACGGTCTTCCAAGACCGCCTGATGATTGGTGCCAAGAACGCCGTCAATACCTCAGTCGTTGGGGACTACCTCAACTTCTTCAGGGCCAGCGTGGTCACGGTTTCCCCTGCGGACCCTGTAAACTTCGGCATCATCGGCGGTGAGGAGGATACCCTCAGGAAGGCCCTGAAGTTCGACCTGAACTTGATCCTGTTTGGGGATGCCCAGCAGTACAGCATCAATGGCCGTCGCCCCTTCGTGCCTGGGCAGGTGAACGCATCCGTGATGTCCACCATCCCCTCGGCGTCTGCGGTTCAACCTGTCATGGGTGAGAACTACATGCTGTTCACGAAGGCGAATGGTATCTCCGGTAGCCTGCACCGCTTCCGCCCGGGTGAGGTGGATGGTAGCCCGGTAGTGGAGGAGGTCAGCGACGAGCTGGACGACTACATCAAGGGTGCCCCGGTGGGGCTCGTGGTGCACGACACCCCGAACTTCGCCTTCGTGCGTACTACGGCGGATCACAACACCGTCTACGTCTACCAGTTCAAGGACTACCTGAACGGGAAGACGGCGCATCGGTCCTGGCACAAGTGGACGTTCTCCCCTACCCTCGGGGTACTCTACGGCCTAAGCACCTACAACGGGTACCTGCGGTTGTTGTTCCGTAGGAACGGGCACATCATCGTGGACTCCATTGCGCTGGATGTCGAGCCCGACGAGCGCCCGTTCTTGGACAGCATGGTCACGAACGCGGTTGGCGTGAAGCCCCCTGTTGGTGGCGACAGCTTCCAAGCCGCGGGGCGGGCTGCTGGCTACGTCGGTTGCAGTACGAACAGGGTCCTTGGCTTGGGGGCCAATGCTGGGTGGTACGGGGTTGGCTTCCAGTCCTACTTCATCCCAGGTGTGCCGTTCCTGCTGGACCGGAACGGGCTGCCACTAGTGGGCGGGGAGACCACTGTACAGACCCTGCGGGTGCACACGGTTGACACTGGTGGGTTGTCATACCAACTGCGGGCCCAGGGGTCAACCGTGGGGGCTGGCCTACGAGGCGCGCCCCCACCGCCGCCCCCACCAGGGGATCCTAACTGGGCAAACGTGGTACTTGCCTTGGACTTTGAGGGGCCGGGCTTTGTTGATCGCAGCAGCTCACCGAGGACCATCGTTGTGTCCGGGGATGCGCAGATAAGTGGCACAGACCCGAAGTTTGGGGCGGGTTGCGGGTTGTTCGGCGGGTCTAATGACTTTCTCCAGGTTACTGACATTGGGAACTTCGCGGCTGGGGACTTCACGGTTCAGGCATGGGTGTTCCTGAATAGTGCGGCAACTGGGTCACGTATTATCGTTGACACGCGGACTAGCAACACATCGTCAGGATTCGGCTTGTACGTGAGAAGTGACAGCAAGCTAACTTTGGTGATCACGTATGAGGGTTCACTTTCGTCGCAGCTTCCCCTGGTCGCTGACCCTATAACTACCTTCCCAAAAGATCAGTGGGTGCACGTAGAGCTTGTCAAGAAGTTCTACCCCGCAAACACAAATACACCCAAAGGGCTCTTTACTTACGACATTAATCTGGTCTGGGTGTTTGCTAACGGCGTGCAGCTACTCGCTGACCAGGGAGAGGGACAGCCCCTGGCCACTATCCCCTTCGTGTTGCCGCCGGCGCCGAGTTATAACTTCAACAGTACCTCCCTACTCATCGGCGCTAGATGGGGCGGGGGTGCCAACTTCTGGTCAGGCCGCATTGATGACCTCCGCATCACCAAGAAAGCCCTCCATACCTCGTCCTTCGTCCCACCCACCGCAGCCCTACCCAACTACTAAGGAGACCCCGTATGGCATCCATACCGGGGTGGCCCACTCTACCGTCCACCTCGACTGTACTGCCGCCCCCGAGTAACCCCCTGTGGGAACTCGGGGCACTTCCACCTGAACAGGGGCACGTAGAGTCCGGGGTACTGCAAGAGGAAGCCACCCAAGATCCCAGTACCGAGGACGTAACCGTCCTGTTCCCGTTCGACACCGCGTCTTTCTCCCTCCCAGTGATGGCCCCACGTGACGACTATGCCGCCACCTTTGGGTCATACCTCTGGGCCCCGCTCACAGTCGTCCGCCTGGAGTACGAGAGCCGGTACTTCAACGTCACCCGCAGGGTGTAGGAGAATCCATGAACAGTTCTGTACCCATGGACACCATCGGCGCTATGTTCGAGCTTGGCGGCGCCCTAATTAAGAGTGACACTGAGCGCAGCATCCGGAAGTCCAACCGCAAGGTTGCGGATGCCCTCGCGAGTTCCCGGGAGGTTGTTCGCGGTGCGGCCAACCAGCGGGCGGCCTCGGTCGCCAGCCTGAGCCGTGCCCTGCAGAGCATCAACAACGCACGCTTTGTCCGCGGCCGGGAGGCCGCCATCGCGCGGGCGCAAGGCGCCAGCATCCGGGAGCAGCAGGCATCCTCAGCAGGGGGCCTAGAAGCCCGCCTACGGGCCTCTGAGGAGGCAGGAGCTACCCATGCCGCTTCCGCCTTCTCCGGCGCCTCTGGGGGCTTCCTAGACGTTGCCCTGGCGACCCAGGCCCTGTCAGAGCAGCGGCTGGAGCAGCGGCGCAGGATGGATAGCCGGTTCCGCCTTGTTGGGGACGCGGACGCCATCGGGGGCATGCAGGAGTCCATGATCGCTGGGCAGGATACCAGCATCATCAACACCAACCTGGACATGACTTCGAGCCCAGCTGGCAATGACCCCTACAGCCCGGGCGTGATGTCCCAGGTACTGACTACTGCTCTGGACAAGGACCTACTCAGGCCCCTGGTTAACTGGGGCGCAGGGTTCTTCAGCAAGAGGTCCACGCAGAGCGCAACAGACACTCCTGTCTTCGGTGGGGACTTTGTATCCCGCCGCGGGCAGCTCGACGAATAAGGAGACACCTTGGACTCTTACGCATTGCCTGACCGCCAGCCGGTAGGCCCGGGAAGCGCCCCGGATACCGTCAGCATCCGTGGCGGGGTCCAGGGTGGAGTGAACACCGGGATCAACACCAACTTCTCCCCCACCAACCCTAGCGCGGCGAACAGTACGCTGGACAGCTTGGCGCGGTTCAGCCAGCGGACGCTTGCGCCTGCCATCCAGCGGGAGCGTGAGGCCCGGTTCCTGCGTGGCGCCAGCAGGGTGGCCCAAGGGGAGGCCGCCGCGGACATCGACGAGCAGCGCCCCGCCTGGGCCAGGGCCTTCGGTGACACCGACGAGGTGCTCGGGGCGCGGGCCTACGAGGGCAAAGCTGACGCTGCCCGCGCAGAGCTGGCCCTGCGGGACACCATGGAGCAGGACGCCGAGCTTCCGCCCGACGAGTACGTCCAGGTTCTGCAGAAGCGGCTGGCCTCCCTGGAGACCGGGGACGTGGACCGGGATACTGTCTGGAAGTCCCAGGTTATGGGCAGCCTGCCTCTTCTGATGAAGGAACAGGCCAAGACCCATAAGTCCTGGTCACAGAAGAAGGCGCTTGTTGCACGGGATAATGCCATCGGCGCACACGTCACGGCATTCGAGACGGCAGCCAAGAACGCGGGCTCCACATGGAGCGTCGAAGACCGGCGAGCCTACGTGTCCAAGCTACTAAGCGACATCGCTCCGATAGCCCCAGGGGAGAACCCTGAGGTGCGGGATGCCCAACTTGCGCGGCATCTCGAGGCCCAGGTGGCGGCCGGCCGGTTCGCCACAATCAGCGTATTCAAGGAAACGCCAGAACTGTGGCAGAGTATCCCCACTGCTGTACAGGACCGCCTGGAGCAGATGGTGCGCACCCGCGCCAGCCAAGAGATCGGCAAGTCCATTGGGGACCATCCCGACCTGTGGGAGAGTGTGTACGGCATGAGCAGCAAGCGGTTCGGTAGCGTAGAGGAACTCCTTGGCGAAGCTCGGAAGATCAACGACGAGTTGCGCATCCGCACGGGTATCCCTGCGGACCTGATTACCCAGAACGATCTCATGCGTATGTGGGGACAGCAGCACGCCCAAACTGCTGCCGAGGCTAAGGCAACCGCAGCAGCCATCCGCAAGGCTCTCGGTGCAAAGGCCCGGGGTACTGCACCTGAGGCGGTACAAGATAACCGAGCTATGGCGGTGTTCGATATTCCGGGTGGGGCTGCACGGGCAAAGGACCTGGGCGTGCATACCAACAGGGAACTGAACATCGCAGCGGACACCAAGTTCGGTCAGGTCTACCCGGACCCTAAGGCGACCGCGCAGTTCATCCTTAACGCAGGCCCGCACAAGATCCCCGCAATGGAACAACGTGCGGCTGCCCTGGAGCAGGCTACGCAATGGTCCTCAGAGTTCGACGCGCAACTCCGTATTGTCCAGCAACTGGGCCTTGAGCGTGCCAAGTCCTCTGGCTACTGGTCCCCATTCACCATGCGGGTGATCGAGGAGTACGAAGGTCTCATCAATCAACGAGACTCCCGGGGCAACCCAGCTACCACACCCCAGCTTGCCTTTGCCGAAGCACGGTCCAGGATTCTTGCGGAGCCCATCCGTGCCGCTGCTACCAAGGCGCGCCCTGATAAGGTCAAGAAGGCCATCGCCAAAACTGTCGATGACTGGGCGGACAAGTTCTTCGGGCCGAATCTTGCTACGGACCAGTCCAAGAAACTTCTGGGCAGTCTTGTGGGCATGGAGGTAGATCGCTCCCCTGTTGGGATGGACGACAGCTCTGCCGTTGCGAACGCTTGGGCACGGGTACAGTCCACCGCGAAGTCCATTGGCCCGCACTTCTACCTCGACAAGAGCGGTTCCTCCAAGGAACCGTGGGAGTTCTTTTCTGGCGCGGGGTATAGAGGGGCTGCCATTGCCCCTGCTTTCGAGGCAGTCATCCAGGAGAAGCTCGGCAAAGGCGCCAAGATCAACGAGGCTGATGTGATCATGCGCCTACCCGGCGGGTCTGATGACGACCCTGCCCAGGACTTGGTGTTCTTCACCACTGCCGTAGGAAAGGATGGGGACATCATTCGGGTAGTTATCCGGAAGCAGGATCTCCAGCGGCACATAACCTCACAGGCACTGGCCCGCATCCCGCGCGCTGGTGTGGGCAACACCGTTAGCCCAGAGTTCGACACGGGGCTTTCACAGTAACCTAGACGGCCCACAGGGCTCTCAGGAGAACCATGAGCATTGAACGATTCCTGGCTGGCCTTGCCCAGCTTGAGACCGCTGGCGGAGCCAAGACCATCAAGGACCCCAGCGGCAAAGGCTTTCGTGCCTTTGACCGCGTGGAGAAATCCAATGATGCCTACCGTGTGTTCGCGTCCCGCGAGGACGGCACACGGGAGGTGCTCGGGCTACTGGAGCGTCGCTACCCTCGTGCCCTTACGGCAAAGACTTCCAGGGAGTTTGCCGAGGCCCTGAAGGCAGGCGGGTATGCCACGGACAAAGACTACGTTGAGAAGCTCACGCGGGTGATCGACGGGTTGCCGGCAGATGCCTCGATCATTGCTTCTGCGGCGCCTGCTCCCGCTGCCGCCCCGCGCGCGGCTCTGCCAGCCAGTATCGGGGCGCCTACTGCGACACAGCCGGAGAACATTGCGGCTGCCCAGGAGGCCCGCCTTGCAGACGAAACACGCCGAGAGGGTATCCAGTTCATGGATACTGTCCGAGTTGCCCTCGGTGATCCGGACACCATGCTCGGATGGCAGGTTCTCGACGTGGCCTTGCGTGACCAAGAGCAGCGTCCCGATGGTTGGGATTGGATGCTGGTTCGTAATGACACCATCAAGGACCGCACTCTGGAGGAGATCGAGGAGCTTGACGAGGACGCCAACAGCCCTGCGGCTGTCTTGCGTATCATAGGGGCGCAGAACAGGCGCAGGGAGAACAACAAGCACTACCAGGACGCTGGCGGCTGGCAGACGTTCGCGGCGGGCACCTTGGCCTCCTTGGCCGACCCCTTGGGTATAGCCGTAAACGTCGCAACAGCAGGCATGTTCCGCGCTGCCCGGATCGGCTCTGGTGCCTACATGGCCGCCGGTAAGACCCGCAGTGCTGTTGCCTCAGCCATCGCGGAGTCCACGGCCTCGGAGCTGGCTGTGACGTTCGCTGCAGATCTTGCCACCGGGCGGCAGACTGCGGAGGACTACGCCATCGCCACAGCGGCGGGTGCCCTGTTCGGCACGCTACCCGCGGCCAGTGCTTACCGGGGTGCGGCTGAGGTCGCAAACCTGAACATGGCCCAGGACATGATCGACAAGGCCATCCGAGAGAAGCTCGACAAGCCCCCGGAGGTTCGCCGGCAGGAGCAGGCCCAGGCCCTGACCGAGCTTACTGGGGACAACATCACCGCCAAGAAAGTGATGCCCGATGACCTCCGGCGGGAGATCGAGAACGAGTACGATGGTCGCCCCAATGAGGCCAAGAAAGAGGCCAAGCTCGAGGCTGACGAGGCCGCAGCCCAGGAACGAGCGCGCATCCAGAAGGAAGCTGATGATGCCGTTGCCGCTGGCAGGGAAGCTCCGCAGGGGCCATCTGAACCCAAGAGCTTTGTCCAAGAGCTTCGGGAAGCTGTGGTCGAGATGCGGGAGGCCCACAAGGCAGGGGACTACACCAAGACCCGCACGCGAGTCAGGGAGCTGTTTGAGCGCGACGACGGGGGCATGACGGGGCTGCATGAGAACTACCTCGTTGAGCTGCTGACGGAGGCGGACCATGCTATCCTCGGCTCGGCCAGCAACAACTGGACGAAGCAGCGCCCTGCTACGAAGTCCGGGGACCCGGTAGTTCTACGGACGGCGGGCAATACCCAAGAGTCCAAGCTCCGGGATATGAGGGAAGAGACTCCGGAGAAGGGCTACAATGTCAAGGAGACTTCCATCAGGAACGTCCTCCAGGCACTGACCCGCCAGACGCGCAACCCGGCCCATGCGAAGCTCGCCAAGTTTCTGCTTGAGCGTCTGAGCAAGCGGTTGCCCGGCGGTAAGGACGACCCGGTGCTCGATACCGTCCCGGTAGTCTTTAAGCGGTTCGCCGATACGGCCGATCCCAAAAGTAGCCCGCGCGGTATGTCTGCGCCTGAGGGTGCCGTCAGTGTTGGCATGACCGACAGGCGGCCCAAAGGCACAGCCCGTACCGTCGAGGAAATGAGGGACGCTTCTCTAGACGACCTTCTAGAGGACGCCACAGACTGGACCATGGACACGACTCTCCACGAGATCATCCATGCAGTTACGCAGCAGGTAGTCTACCTGTACAGCCGACCAGAGCTGCGCGGCCTCCTGACCCCGGAGGTAGTGTCCGCACTGGATCGCATGAGTGATGTCCTGAAGCGCCTCCGGGTAGAGGTCAAGGGGCAGTATCCGGACAGCCCTACCTGGGACGGCAAGACGGTCGTTACCCTCGGGCCGAACTACGCTGCCTGGAATCTGGACGAGCTGTTCACTATGGCCTTGACAGACGCCGCAACCCAGCGGATGCTGTTCAAGATGCCAGCCAGTCCCACGTTCGGCGGCAAGTACAGCAACGCCCTACGGGAAGTCTTCGACACGATCCTGCGGGTACTCCGGGTCAAGCTGAAGGCCAAGAGGTCCTCGAACGCCATGGACGAGGTGATGTTCGCCTTCGAGATTCTCATGGACCGCCGCATTGGGGGCCTCAAGGATACCGCGGGTAACTTTCTCGGGTGGCGCGGTGACAAGTTCGGACCTACCGCAGGCCCGCTCGATGCACAGGCCACCATCAACCCTATCCTGACGGTGAACCCTGCCAGGAAGTTCGCGGCCCGCATGCTGGAGCACGCGAGGGAGTGGGTCCGGGAGAACCCCATCGACCAGGACAAGGTGCGGGTACTGACGGACAAGATCGCAAGCCGCAGCGACGGGATCATCCTAGCCCGCAGCAAGAACCCTGTCATGCAGATGGTAGCTGGTATGGTCACGGAAGTCACGACAGGGGCAGCCGGGCGTAGGGCCACTGTAGCCATCCGTAAGAAAATGCTGGAGTCCAAGCTCACAGGACGGGCCATTCAGGACTACCGGGCGGCCTTCTCCAACTGGCTGCGCACCAACAACCGAGGCGTTGTCTCTGAGGCTGTAACGGGGGACGGGGAGCGGGAGTTCGACCGCATCGTCTACGAGGAGATCCTAGCTCGGCGCGACGAGCAACAGGCGGTGTCTCAGGACCCCTCCGTGCGGGCCGCGGCGGACGCCCTGGAGCAGGTGTTCACCCGTGCCCTGGACGCCCAGAAGAAGGCGGGTGTGCTGGGTGCGCAGCGCCTACCGCCGCACTCCGTGGGCTACATTCCTCAGGCCCTGGATGGGCGCCGACTGGCTACGGCCAGTCTGGAGCAGATTCAGGAGCTTGAGGCGCACCTTGCGAAGCACTGGGCTACAGCTATCGGGTGGTCTACGGACTTCAGCCGGGAGTTCGCTCGGTACTACACGACCCGGGCAAGAGAGCGGGTGCAGAACACCAAAGGCGTCGATACTGCGGGCGGGGACAACTCGGCAGCCGTCATCCGGGACACCCTGGAGATCATGAAGGAGTTTCGGGCCAATGACCCGGCGGGCCTCGTGGAGATCAAGCGTGCTGAGGCCATCCTCGCCAAGGGTGGACAAGGGCACACCAAGCACCGCCTAGACGTTGATCTCCTGGCTGAGCTTCCCAGCGGTGCCCGGGTGATCGACTACTACGAGACTGGCAGCCTGAACCTGATGCGTCGGTACGTCGGGCGCACAAGTGGCACGGTGGCCCTGACGGAGTTCGGGATTCACGGCGCCACGGGCGCGCGGCACTTGAGGAGGGCGATCTCCGAGTCGGGAGACTTGGCAGAACGGGCCACGCAAGAGGAGCTGGACGCCTTTGATCGTGTCATGGGCGAGATCCTGAACGGGCACATTGAGGGCGAGCAGGCTGTACGCTGGGCGTCCAACCTTGCGAGCCTAGTACGAGTCCAGCGACTGGGCTCCCTGGTGTTCACGCAGTTCGCGGAGACGATGAACATGGTGCACCACTTGGGCCTCACGACCACGCTCAAGGGTATCGCGTCCCTTCCGCAGATCATGGGTGAGGTTGGTCGTGTCAAGCGAGGGGCCCCGCGGAATCGCCACCTACTCACCCATATCGAGGTGTGGGGTGGTGACATCGGAATGGAGAACTACCAGCTCCGCGCCCCGCTGGAAGCCCCTGATGACCGGCTCGCTGAGTACACCCGTGATGCCGGCGTAACCGCTCGCCTGCTGTCCGGAATGCAGCACATACAGGGCAAGGTGACTGGCTTCCGCCGCCTGATGGCAGCGCAGCACCGCATGGTGGCCGAGCAGATCGTCATGAAGGCAGTCCGCTATGTCCAGGAGGGGAAGAACGACATCTACCTCAGGGACATGGGCCTGAACGACGAACTGATCGCGCACATCCGGGAGAACCTGGATCGTGTGGCATCCTGGGACGACAAGGGCCAACTGACCCGGTTCGACGTTACCATGCTGCCAAACCCGGCGGCTGCTGAGGAGTTTGTCCAGATGGTCCATCGGGGCACCTCGCAGATCATCCAAGGTACCTTCGTGGGTGAGCGGACGGCGTGGATGCACAACGATTACTGGAAGGTGATCGCACAGCTCCGCACCTTCGGCATCACCGCGATGGAGAAGCAGTGGTCTCGCACGGCCCGCCTCAACGGTGGTGGCACGTCAGGCTACGGCATCGCTGCCATGGTCCTGGTTGCGCAGATGGCCCTGATCCTGCCTATCCACTTGGCCCGTGTGCACCTCATGAGTGTTGGTCGTGAGGACCAGGAAGAGTACATCGAGAAGAACTTGCAGCCCGCCATGCTCGTGCGTGCGGTTGCGAACTACGCCTCGATGTCCGGCCTCCTGGGTGACTTCCTGGAGCTGACTGGTGGCGTGGCTACTGGGTGGTCTGGAGACCCTGACCTCCTGGGCGGCCGGCACCCGAGCCAGCTTACCGTGGCTGGCGTCATCCCTGCGCTGGGAAGCGTGGACGCTGCAAGTAAGCTACTGCTTCAGGGGCAAGTTGTAGACAACCCATACTGGGCGCTCAAGCAGCTACCCGGGGCCAACATCCCATACGTCATCCCCTTCCTCAACCTGTTCAAGGAATAACGCGAGGGCCTACGGGCCCTTGCGCGGTCCCTATAGTAGCTAACAAGGAGTTCGCCATGAAACATGAACAACTACAGACTGGGCTGGCGGCTCCCCCTGCCGCGGTGTCGGGTCTGGTCGTAATGGGTGTCCCCCTGGACACTTGGGTACTGATCCTCACTGCCTTGTACACGGTGCTTGCCCTTGCGGCACTCATCCGGGACAAGTACTGGAAGCACTACAAGAACAGACAGAAGGAGAAAGCTGATGGCTGACACCGGCTCGCAAGACGACCTCTCCGCGCTGCATAAGCTGATGACTGACAACTTCTCGAAGCTCCTGCGCGGGGAAGTGAAACGCATCGGCGAAGACGGTATGGAGCACACGGTGCAGCCGACAGCCTCGGAGTTGGCCGTAATCCGGGCCTTCCTCAAGGACAACAACATCACGGCACCCATCCGTAGGGGTGGCAAGCTCGATGAGCTGCACAAGAAGCTCCAAGAAGGTCAGTCTGTACGTGTACGGGCTGCCACCCTGCCGGTGGCTGAAGACCTAGCCGACCATCTACGATTCCCGGGAGAACCCCTGCAATGAGTCGTCGAGAAGGGCCAGAGGAGGCCGCTGAACGCTGGGCCCTGCTGAACGCAGTGGCCCTGCACTACAAGGACTTCGTGGACTTCCTCCGCGATGGTATGGCCTTCCTCGGGTTCTCCTCGTCTGAGATTCAGGAGGACATCGCTAAGTTCATGGTGGATGGCCCTGCCAGCATCATGATCCAGGCGCAGCGGGGCCAAGCCAAGACTACCATCGCGGCCTTGTTCGTGGTGTGGTCCCTAGTGCACGCCCCGCACCTGCGGTGCTTGGTGGTGTCCGCTGGTGGCACCCAGGCCAACGAGATCAGCACCCTCATCGTGCGGATCATCCTGACTTGGGACATCCTGGAGTGCATGCGGCCGGACCCCAACAACGGGGACCGCACCTCCGTCGAGCACTTCGACGTGCACTACAGCCTCAAGGGCATCGACAAGTCCCCCAGTGTGGCCTGCGTGGGTATCACCGCCAACCTACAAGGTAAGCGTGCTGACATCCTGCTGGCTGACGACGTTGAGAGCGCCAAGAACTCCCTGACCGCGGTGATGCGTGGGCAGCTCTTGCACCTTACCCGGGACTTCACCTCGATCTGCATGGGCCTTGATGGGCGCCCAGGGCGCATCATCTGGCTCGGTACCCCGCAGAGCACGGACAGCATCTACAACACGCTGCCCTCGCGGGGCGTGGCTATCCGCATCTGGCCCGGCCGGTACCCCACTGCTGCTGAGGTAGACAACTACGGCGAGTACCTCGCGCCTTTGCTGGTCCGCCGCATTCGAGACGATCCTGCATTGCAGACCGGAGGCGGGCTCCTTGCTGACAAGGGCCAGCCGATTGACCCCTCCTACCTGGGAGAGGAAGTCCTACGGCGCAAGCTGCTGGATCAGGGCGAAGCGTACTTCCAACTCCAGCACATGCTGGACACCCGCCTGTCGGATGCCCTGCGGTACCCGCTGAAGCCCGAGAGGTTGATCTTCATGCGCCTGGACCAGACTGGCCGGGTACCCATGGAGATCATCCCTGGGGGCACCAGAGACAGTCTGGTGGACTTCTCTGTAGGTACGCACAGGTTCCGCATGAACCAGCCGCAGTCCGGTACAATGGCCTCCTACACGAAAGTCGTAGGCATCCATATGTACGTGGACCCCGCTGGTGGCGGTCAGAATGGGGACGAGACTGGCTTTGCCGTCAGTGGTGCAGCCAACGGTAACATCTTCCTGTTCGCTGTAGGTGGTGTGCCGGGTGGATACGAGCTAAACAAGCTAGAGACCCTAGCTGAGGTAGCTAAGCGGTGGAAGGTAAACATCCTGACCATCGAGAAGAACATGGGCTATGGTGCATTCCGAGAGGTGTTCCTGCCTGTGCTCAAGCGTATCCACCCGGACTGCGCCATCCTGGATGACCTAGTGCACGGTCAGAAGGAACGGCGGATTCAGGGTACCCTGGAACCCATTGTAGGGCGCGGGAGCCTCATTGTCAATGAGGACTGTGTGGCCGAGGACTGGCAACAGGCCCAGCGGTACGGCCCCTCTGCGGCCCTGACCTACAGTTTCTTCTTCCAGTTCTGCAAGCTCACGCTCGAGCGGGGCGCCCTCATCCATGACGACAGGCTTGACGCCGTTGAGGGTACCTGCCGGCACTGGCAAGTTCAACTCGGGCAGGATCAGGGCAGCCTCCGGAAAAAGCATGAGGAGCAACTTTGGAAGCAAATGACCTCAGACCCTCTCGGGTACAAGCGGTACGCCCCTCCGCAGGAAAAGAAAAGCATCCTGGACCGCCTGCGCCGGCGGTGAGGGTCATCGACCCACTAACCCACTGGGCCTCTATTGAGCGCCTACAAGCCATCTGCTTTCCTGCGGATGACCCAGTGAGGATTGGCCCTTATGACGTGTGGGTGGGGGCTTTTATGGGCAGGGACCTTGTGGGTTTCACCTGCTTGACGTGGGTAGGAGTCTGGTACTACAGTCGTGCTGGGGTTCTCCCTCGCGCTACTGGCAAGCGCCTGCAGCTCCGTATGCTGCGCCGTGCCCTGCGGGAGACCCAGGGCCTTGTCGTAAGTGACTGCACCACGAGCAACCCAGCCTCAGCCAACACCATGATCCGGGCGGGCCTCAAGCCCTACTGGCCGGCGGCCCCCTGGGGCTTGCCAAACTCGATCTACTGGAGACTCGACCGATGAGGCTCGAACACCTGCCCACCCCGGGCCCCTTGTCCAATGGCGTGCTGCTCTCGAAAGAGGTCCTGAAAGCCATCAACTACGCCCAAGTCCAGGCGGAACTTTCCAAAGGTTCCTCTGAGGCTGGCGCTGCCCTCTCAAAGTTCTTCCTGGAGTGCGCCAAGATTTGCGCCCCGCTGACCATCAAGAAGGAGAAGAAGCATGCCATCGAATGACGCCCTCTCGCGCGAGATCAATGCCCTCGCCAGTGGCGAGCGCCTGCGCAACGCCCTGGCCCGCGCCATTGACGAGGCCCTGGCTGACCCCCAGAACCGCAAGCGGACGCGGCTGATCGCCGTGCTGAACAGTGCAATCGCCCTCCTGCCTACGCCGGACGCGGCTGCGCCCACCATCACGGCTCGCCAGAATCTCGCGGGCGTGAACACCATCCGCATCACTTGCAGCGAGGGCCTGGACCCCGAGCAGGTTCCGCTGCCGGCGGCCTTTGCCATCGCACCCGCGCGTACCATCATGGATGTTGAGATTCAGGGTGCGTTCATCCTGCTGCACTATGCCGGCGCAAAGCTCGTCGCCGGTGACAGCCCGACCGTTGCCTACACACAACCCGCAGCGTCCCAGCTTCGGGTCACGGACAACGCTGGTCTCCTGCTGGCTACCTCGGCGGCAACCGCAGTCACGGTGCTGTAATGGTCCTCGCCCGCCGTATTGTCGTGGGTGTCGCACTCGCCACTTCAGCGGCGGGTGTTGCGCTTGTTGGGCACCATGAGGGCTTTCGCAAGCAGGCTTACCGGGACCCCGTAGGGATCGTGACTGTGTGCTACGGGCACACGGGTACGGCCCGTATGGGGCAGTCGTACTCCAAGGAGGCCTGCCAAGCCCTCCTACAGAGTGATCTCCGTGCGGCCGAAGCCGCTGTGCGGCGGCTTGTAAAAGTGCCGCTGACGCAAGAGACTTTCGACGCCCTGGTGAGCTTCACTTTTAACGTGGGTGAAGGAAATCTTGCAAAGTCCCGCTTGCTTCGTAAGCTGAATGCTGGGGATTATGAGGGAGCCTGCCGTGAATTGCCACGCTGGATTTACGCCCGTGGGCAGATTCTGCCCGGACTCATTACCAGACGCAAGGACGAAAAGCACTTGTGTCTGTCAGGTCTGCAATGAAGCGGTATGACCCTACTGCTGGTCGCCTGCAGCCCGTCGTACCCATGGTGCCAGCCTCGGGCTCCGGGCCCATACCCGCCCGCGGGCAGCCCACCAGTGAGCAAGCCAGCGCAGATGACGTAGGCACGATTGTCGCTGGCGGTACCCAGGATGGCATTACGGCAGTGTACAATACGCTGCTGCGGGCCATTAACCTCACGAACACCGACAAGGGTTCCTCTGCGGTGACTGCTCACACAGCCCTCGCAGACCCCCATCCCCAGTATCATACAGCGGCAGAAGTGGCGAGCAACATTGCTACCCACAGCTCCGCTGCTGACCCACATGGGGACAGGGCGTTTGCGACCACAGCTGTAGCCAACCACGTTGCGCTCTCGGACCCCCATACGCAGTACGTGCCGAAGGCCGGTGGTACTATGACAGGTGCCCTGGTGGTGCCGAACGTGGATTCCACAGGGGACAACACCCGCATCCGTACTGCACGGACCCCTGCAACAGCAACCGCTACTGGGCTGCCAGGGCAGATCTGCTGGGACGCTACCCACCTGTACGTCTGTGTTGCCACCAACACCTGGAGGCGCGTTGCTCACTCGACTTGGTAATCACCTGATAGTCACCCTTCTCCTAGCTACCCTGGTGGTAGCTCTAGGCGGAGGGCTTTTCGTCGTTTGGAAAGACAAAATCCAGCAGGCCGCTACCCACAAGGCGGAAATGGCCGCAATGCAGGCAGCCCTTCAGAGCCTCTACAAGGCGCGCGAAGCCGATCAGGCTACCTTGGCTCGTCTTCGCCAGAAAAACGCCGCCACGGCCCGAAAAACGGCCTTCCTGGGCATGTCTGTTGGGGCTGCCATCGGCGCAAACCCCGATTGGGCGGGCCAACCGCTCCCGAAGGAGGTAAAAGATGCTCTTGAAGCCGCTCGGGCTGGGGCTCCTGGCCCTGATGTTGGCGGGCTGCGGGACAGTCAGGCCCCCTGAGGTCCAAGTTTTGGTGCCCCCTGCGGCACTTCTGCAAGATTGCGTGTACGTCGCGCCCCCTCTCCGAACCAACGGGGAGCTTGTGCAGGCTTACGTGGCGCTGCAGGGTGTCTTGGCACTGTGCAATGATGACAAAGAGGCCCTCCGTGAGTGGGCGCAACGCTTGAAAGGTACACAATGAGTTCTCCGTACACCAGCACCTTCCCCATTTCTGTACTCGCGGATGGTCCACAGGCCATCAACGCTGTGTTGTGGGAGGCGGACCTTGGGGACACCGAAGATTCGCAACTCGTCCTACAGTTGTGGGAAAACGGTAACCCCGCTACCCTCAACGTAGATTTTTCGACCGACCCGTTGGTCGCCGGCTGGACTACCGGCTGGGTGGAGAGTTCGGTGCCGGCGGGGGTGCCGGTGGTGGGCTTTAACGCCCTGGGCTTGTACACTGTCCCCAAGCTGGCGCGATTTGTCCGTGTGCGGGCGGTCAATGCCACCACGGCGGGCAACGTGCGCTTCTCTATCGGGGTCAGTCATGGCTGGGTACGAGCCCTGGCATCGTCTATCCAGGTCAACACTGGGCAGTCGGCGCACGATAGTGCCATTGCTGGTAACCCTGTGCGCATTGGTGCTCGGGCCCTGGCTGTGCCATACACTGCAGTGGCCTCCGGGGATGTTGCGGACCTCACGAGTACCCTGAACGGGGCTTTGATCCAGAAGCCCTTCAGCATCCCGGACTTGGACTGGGTGTATGCTCCCCCTGCGGGCGGCATTGCGGTAGCAACGGACATCGTGGTACGGGCTGCCCAGGCGGCTGGTATCCGTAACTACGTCACTGCTATCCAGGTACGCAACACCAACGCTGTGGCTACGGAACTGGTCATCAAGGATGGCCCGTCCACGGTACTGTGGCGTACCTTGCTGCCGGCCAACATGACCTTCAGCATGGACTTTGACTTCCCGACGCCTCTCCGGGGTACTGCGGCTACGGCCCTAAACGTGCAGTGCGTCACCGCGGGCGCTGCAGTGTACCCGAACTTGCAGGGGTACTCGGCGTCCTAACAGGAGGCTCCCTAGCGGGGGTGGACCCAAAAATTGGGTTGGGCATGCGAGGGGGGCCCTCCCCCATCGATCCCCCACCCGCTCCCCCATGGGCCCCCCTCGCGATACCGCGCGCGCCAAGGGCAGCCCCCGGGGGTCGCCCGGCAGGGGCACAGACAACCCGGTCCCGATAGTAAGGGAGGGGGGGGGAGCCCCATAGGGGGCCCCTAGGGGTACCCATGGGGGCCCATGGGGGCGATCTATATCCCCTCCCGGGGCCTCCCGTATCCCCTCCCGGAGCCCCATAGGAGCCCAGTACCGGGCCATC